GGGCGCCTCTCCGTCCCCCTGAAGCGTAGGAAGACGACCGTTTATGCGGTGTGGAATGATCTCTTTCATGAGGCGGTGCCCACAACATTCATCGATGAAGTTGTTGAACTGATGTATTGCACATCAAATCTTACCTATCTTGTTTTGACAAAACGGCCGGCAAGGATGAGCGATTATTTTAGTTCTCTTTCGGAATTGATCCACAAGCCCCTTAAAATGTTTGAATCCCCGCGTAAATTCTGGCCGTTCGATCATGTTTATTTGGGACTCACGGTCTGCAACCAGCAGGAAATGGAAGACAAGTCCAAAGATTTTTTCAATGTTCCGGGTAATAAGTTTTTATCGCTTGAACCTCTGTTGTCAAGGGTTATTATCCCTCCCTGGGTGATAGAGAAGAACTTATTATCTTGTGTTATTTTGGGCGGCGAAACCGGCCACGGAGCCAGGCCGATGCACCCGGATTGGGCGCGGAGCGTGCGGGATCAGTGCCAGGCGACTGGTGTGTCGTTCTTTTTCAAGCAATGGGGCGGTCCAACGAAAATCAAGATAGTTGTAGACAGCAAGCTGGTTGTACATCGCATGCTGGACGGGCGCGAGTGGAATGAGTTCCCGGAGGCAAAATGAACGACCTGTTTGAAGTCATTGGCGACGTGATCCTGTTACTGCTGGCAATCGTTGTTCTGTTGTCAGTATTCGGGTGGCTGGTATGAGCAGCAAACGCAATCTGCGCCGGAAATCGTGCGACGGCAAAGATCGCTATCCCGACATGGCGACGGCCAGCCGCTATGCACAGATCGCCTGCAAGCGTGCCCGCTCCTGGATTGTGCCTTACAAATGCCAGTTTTGCGGGAGTTATCACATCGGCCATGCCACGCCGGCCGCCAAGAAATCAATTCGACAGCGGAGGAATTATGCCTGAGCCAGCCTGGAAAGATTTCGAGAGACGTATCGCAAGAGTCTTCGGCGGTAAACGCCGCGGAGCTGGGACCAGCTTTGAGGGCAAAGGCAAGACAGACATTGTCGCGCCGGGCTGGGCTATCGAGTGCAAGCTGCTCTCCAGGCCTGGCTATGCAGATCTGCTGAACGCGGCGCGCCAGGCCGAGGCCAACGCCGATCAACCGACCGACATCCCGGTCGCCATCCTTAAGCGCAAGGGAGATCTCGACAAGCATGCCCTGGTCGTGATGCGTCTCGAACGGTTCGAGGAATTTTTCGTCAACGAGGTCCACCATGACTAAGCGCCTGGCTTACCAGATCATCGCCCTGGTCGCCCTTGAATTCGCTATGATCGCCCTCGTTCTCTGGTCAATGACCGTCAAGTTTTAGAAAGGACTGACAATGAATCTCCGTCAAATGATCGAACAGTTTTTCACGCCAGATGATCTCTGGCGCAAGCAGCCGACCCGAGCGCGCTTTTCCAAGCACATGCTCCCCAGCGGTGTGAAGGCAACCAAGGCCTATGCCGACGGCAGACAGAAGGCGGCGCACAATCGCAGACCGATGAGGAAAAGGAAATAACCATGACAACTGAAAACAATCCTGAGAACTGGGCAATCGTGGAGCTGATGGGGCATGTAGCCCTGGCCGGGCGGGTGACCAAACCCGGCGAGTACGGCGGCTTGTGGCAGATCGATATCCCGACCGGCGACAATTTCCGGACGGAATTCTTTGGCAGCCAGAGCGTGTATCGCATCCGCATGGTCAGCGAAGAGATTGCCAGGGTTTATGCGCCGCGGCATGAAGTGATCGAGTATAACGCGCCGATCATTACCCGCGAAGAGCACCTGCAAGTTGTAGATCGCTACCAGAACCGGATCAATGAATTGCTGAGCACGATCAACACGCTGCGCCTGCCTGCCGGCGAGATCGATATCGATGGCGATCCGTACGACGAATTCGACGAAGAAGGCAACGGCGACGATCCGCCTTTTTAGGAAGATGAGTTGGCATGGACCTTCCTTACGCTGAAGATCTGAACTATTGGAAATCTGGCACGTCTGCGCCGGACAGGTGGATCGAAGATGCGATCGACTTGATCGAAAACCTGGGCGGCACGGTGCTATCACATGCCTATGGCGCGGAGCGGTCCGGCAGGGCGGCATACATGATCAATTTTGTGATCGGCGGCGAAGAATTTCGCCTGATATGGCCGGTGCTTCCCACCAAGAGCGGAAAACCGGCAGATGCCCTGCCGGCGAAGAGGCAGGCGGCAACGATGCTGTATCACGACGTAAAGACGAAATGCCTTAAAGCAGCGATCTTTGGCGCCAGGACGGCCTTTTTTGAGTATTTGGTGCTTCCGGATGGGCGCATTACCAGCCAGGTATCCAATCCGGAATTAAGCGCCATGACTCCCATGTTCCTGCTGGAGAGAGGATCGGAACGATGATTGAAGAAAAACCAATTTATCTGAATGATACAGCAGCCGATTACTGGAAAAAAGTCGCCAAACAGGAGCGCCAGAAAGCCGAAGCCAATTTACGCCTGGCTGCGGATCGGGCGACGATGATCCAGGAGCTGAGCGATCAATTGAGGGATGCGAAGGCTGAGATCGCCCGCCTTCTCCGACTGCTTGAATTGGAACGCAGCAATGATTGACACGCCGGCGCTGGAATACTCGATCATCTTTGAGCAGGACCGGCTGTGGACAGAGAAAAGCGAGTCGGTTATCTTGCAGGCAGCGGACCTGCTCGGAAGAGAGTTCAGCAAGCACACAGGGCTTGATCCGGTAACCAGCTTTAATCTGGTATTCGGGGTGGTCAAAATCAGGTTTAACTCGACCCTGGTAACCCTGGCGAGTGCGCGTTACAGCACGATTATATTTCGGAACAACGATGCAGTCGATCTGGCACTGGCTATCCACGAATTCGCCCACCTGTTTAGCGTCCAGGCCAGGAACAAACCAACCTGGCAGATATGGGCTGATAAGGTCAATGTAAAGGATTGCAGCCTGTGGCCCGGAAGCCACCCACCTGCCCTGGCCGGCTATAACGTGATCGAGAAATTCTGCAACCTGTTCGAGATCTGGCTGCTGGGCCTGTTCGCTTTGACGGAAACCGGCGTGCTGTGCAATGAATGGATGGAAGCCAATTTACCGATCTGGATCAAGATCATCATCATGGAGAGGATGAAATGAAGAAAATCACGAAATGCCTGTTTGTGTTGTTAGCAATCGTCCTGCTGGTGCAGGTTATTCCTGCGATGGCAGACGGACCAGATCACCGGCCCGATGCGTGGGAACAAACGGCGACGGCGGAGGCAGGTGGAGGAAAGACCCGGGAACCGGAGCGGACACCCAGACCGACGGCCACGGCGACTGTGGAGCCGTATCCAATCGAGACGCCTGACCCTTATCCGATGCCGGAAGCTACTCCAGGCTTTTTCGAGTGGCTGCGCAGCCTGCTCTGGACCATGGAGTAGACCATGAGTGCTGCGCTTTGCATCGTTATCCCGCTGGTCGCCGTCGTAACGCTGGCATTCTGCCGGGCGGCTGGCAAAGCGGATGAAAAACTGGGGTTGAAATGAGTGCCCTTGTCTATTATCTCTACAATCAGATCCCCGGCGTATGGCAGAAATGGACATTGGCAGTATTGGCGGTCAGTCAGGCCGATGCGGATAACTATGTCGAGCTCAACCACAAAGGCGGCAAGCGCGCTGGGAAGGTTGATCGGCCAGGAATGAAAGTCACCGCCGATTGTGGAGCCGTTACAGAGCGGGCCGGGCTAGTGCTGAAAGGGCAGGTGGAAGATGCTGTCTATGCTCTGGTTTGATAACTCAAAAGACCCGCTCGAAAAGAAGATCGAGCGCGCCGCAGTCTATTATCTTGAAAAGTACGGCATGGATGTCAACACCGTTTTCGTCAATCCGCTCGACATGGACGATAGCCAGGTCCCCGGCGTCGCCATCGTTCCATCCCGCGAATGCCTTCGCCATCACCTGCTCGTGAGCGAGGATACGCTTGGATCATAAGACCTGGATGGAGCACTTCAGCGCCGCCGTGATCGTCCCCGCAGCCTGGGCCGTGATCGCGGCCATTTTCGTGTTCATCGCCAGCTACGCCGTTACCCTCGCCTTCCAGCTCATCACCGGCGAAGGCGACCCCCGCTTCTGGGCTCTCATCCTGGGCGGTCTCACCCTGCCGTGCGTCCACGTCTACGCCATGAGCTGGTGGAGCGACCAGGTCACTCCGCCAAAGCCAGTCTTCTTCGAGCCTGCGGACACCACCATCACCTATTACCAGAACGTCTCTACCCCCTACCTTGCCGGCGACTACGACACGATCAAGGTCCCCAGATCAAAGCTCACCCTCGTCTTTCGTGAGCTGGTCGAGCGCAATTATCGCACGGCAGCCCTGGGCGGAGCCGGCAAGATCCTGACCCGGTCCGAGGCTGAGATCCTGCGCGAATACCTGATCGCTAAAGGCCTGGCCCGCCGGGACAATTCCAACCAGGCCAACTCCCCCTGGAACCTCACACCGGAGGGGAAGGACTTTGTATTCAAGAACGCCCGCATCGCTCCCCCAACTGAAGTTTCCGACATCGGAAACTGGCCGGAGATGGGCGAATAAGCCGCGCACACAGACGCACACAGAGGAACTATGATAATTCCTGAGCCTAAAATCATCGCCTGCCCGAAATGCCACACTGAGATCGGCACTGTGGTCACGGTCGAAAGCCTCGATTTTCTTCGCATCAAAAACACTCGTCTGCTGGTCCGGTACCTGCATAGCGTCTGCCTGGATTGTAAAAGTGAATTCATCTGGAATGTCAATGACCGGTTGCTGGCCACACTGGCGAAGAGTATTGCAGACCGAGTGTAAATTATGATATGATCTGAGCAGGTCTATTCCGGAGTTACCGCCCGGCTTGAGTGCATTTTAACAAGTGCGCTCAGGTCGGGTTTTTGGTTTTATATGAGCGATGATCTAACTACCAAACAACGCCTTTTTGTCGACGCTTACCTCGAGACGTACAATGCGACCGAGTCTGCTCGCCGCGCCAGTTATAAGGGTAATGACAATACTCTGGCTGCGGTCGGTAAGCAAAACTTAAGTAAACCTCAGATCGCTAAGCTCATCCAGCAGCGCATGACCGAGAGCGCCATGTCCGCCGATGAGGCGCTCAAGCGCCTGGCCGAGCAGGCTCGGGTCAGCATTGCCGATGCGGTCCAGGAGGATAAGATCGTTCTGACCACCAAGAAAGGTGAGCATATCGAGATCCCCAGCTTCGGGCTGAATTGGGAGTGGATCAAGGGCCATGGGCACCTGGTCAAGTCGATCACCGCCACACGCTCCGGACCCAAGATCGAGCTGCACGACGCACAGGCTGCGCTGCAGCTGATCGGAAAGGCGCACGGCCTGTTCACCGAAAAGTTTGCGATCACGGCCAGCGTCGAGCAGGCTTCTGTGGTGCTGTACCTCCCGGACAATAAGCGCGAGGAAAAGCCGTGATCGAGTTCCGTCCCCAGGCCGGACCGCAGGAAGCCTTCCTCTCTTCGCCGGCGGACATTGTGATCTACGGCGGGGCAGCCGGCGGCGGCAAGACCTGGGCGCTGCTGATCGAGCCACTGCGCCACTACCAGAACAAGGAATTCGGGGCGGTCATATTCCGGCGCACATTCCCGGAGATCACCAACGAAGGCGCGCTGTGGGATGAAAGCGAGCGCATCTATCCCTACTTCGGGGCCAGGCCGGTCAAGGGTGACCTGTACTGGCAATTCACAACCGGCTCAAAGGTCACTTTCGCTCACCTGCAGTTCGAGAAGAACCTGAACGACTACCAGGGTGCGCAGATTGCGCTGATCGGCTTCGACCAGCTGGAGCATTTTACCGAGAAGATGTTCTTCTACATGCTCAGCCGAAACCGGTCGCTTTCTGGGGTGCGGCCGTATATCCGCGCCACCTGCAACCCTGAGCCAGGCTGGCTGGCTGATTTCCTGGCGTGGTGGATCGACGAGGATGGCTTTGCTAACCTGGAGCGGGCCGGGGTGATCCGCTATTTCGTGCGCTACAACGAGCAGATCGAATGGTCAGACAGCGCTGAGCAGCTGCGCCAGGCCTACCCTTCCCTTGAGCCCAAGTCGGTGACCTTTATCCCGGCCAGCGTGTTCGACAATAAGATCCTGATGGAGCGGGATCCGGGGTATCTGGCCAACCTGCAGGCCCTGCCGCTGGTGGACCGGGAGCGGCTGCTGGGTGACCCGGTGCGCGGCGGTAACTGGAAGATCAAGCCCTCCGCCGGCAAGGTATTCAACCGGAGCTGGTTCAAGATCGTGGATGCTGTCCCGGCCGGTGGGATTGTGGCCAGGCGCTTTGACTTTGCCGGCACCGAGAAAGAGCTGGCCAAGGATGACCCGGATTACACGGCTTCGTGTGAGATGTTGTCTGTTAATGGCAGCTATTACATCCTGGACATCACCAATGATCAGATCGGGCCGGCGGAAGTGGAGCGCACGTTTGAGAACCTGGCCAGGCAGGATGCGGCTCGCTTCAAGGCTGAAGCCAGGCGCTATGTACTGCGCTGGGAGCAAGAGCCTGGATCGGCCGGCAAGCGGGAGAGCTGGAGGCTGGTGCGCAAGATGGCGGGGATAGAGTCACGCGGTGTGCCTTCCACGGGCGACAAGCTGACGCGGGCCAAGCCGCTGGCTGCCCAGGCTGAGGTCGGCAACGTCTACCTGCAGCGCGGGGCCTGGAATGAGATGTTCTTACAGCACATGCACGCCCAGCCGGAGTGGACGCACGATGACATCATGGACGCGACTTCCGGAGCGTTCGAGGACTTAACCACGCTGGCGCCCAGGGCGGCGAGCAGCAGACAGGGGTAATTATGGCAAATGATCTTGAATTAGCTTACAAAGCGATCACCGGCAAGCAGGCCAGGCACAACCTGGCCTGGGCGTATTACCTGGGCGATCACCCGCTGGTGTATGCCAACGAGCGACTGCAGAACATTTTCAGCGGCGAGGTTAAGTTCACCGAGAACTGGTGTGCGGTGGTGATCGATGCGCTGAAAGAGCGCATTGACCTGACCGGATTCACGGTCCCCGAGACAGCTCAGCCTGTGCTGGATGAGATCTACCAGCGCAACAGCCTGTCTATCGAGAGCGACGATCTGCACGAGGCAGCGCTGGTGACCGGCGAGGCGTATCTGATCATCTGGCCGGATGAGCTCAACTATCCGGAAATCTACTTCAACGATCCGCGCCTGGTGCATGCTTTTTACCAGGCAGAGCGGCCGCGGGAGATGCGCTTTGCAGCCAAGATGTGGACGGATGACGAGGGCTTTGCCCGGATGGTGCTGTATTACTCGGACCGGCTGGAATACTACAAGTCCACCAAAAAAGCTGAGAACGTGACCAACGCCAATGCCTTTGAGGTGGATGAAGAAACCGCACCGGGAGGCGTGGCCGAGAACCCGTATGGCCAGATCCCGGTATTTCACTTTCGCACACGCCGGCAGGCGATCAGCGAGATCGCGGATGTGATCCCGATCCAAAACGGGGTGAACAAGCTGCTGACGGACATGATGGTGGCAGCGGAGTATGGGGCCTTCAGGCAGCGCTGGGTGATCTCCAACTCGGACACGACGGCGCTGAAGAATGCGCCGAACGAGATCTGGAATATCCCGGCCGGGGATGGGATCGGGCAGCAGACGCTGGTGGGCGAGTTCAACGCTACAGATCTGGGCAACTACCTGGATTCGATCTCGCACCTGGCCGGGGATATTGGCCGGATCACGCGTATCCCGAAGCATTACTTTTATTCGCAGAGCGGCGATCCAAGCGGCGAGGCGCTGATTGCCATGGAAGCACCTCTGTCGCATAAAGCGACGGATCGCATTGAGCGCTTCGAGGTGACCTGGAAGCAGGCAATGATGCTCGCCCTGGAAATGTCCGGGCAAAAAGTGCCAATGGATGAGATCGAGCCGGTCTTCCGTTCGGTGCATACTGTGCAGCCCAAAACAGAGGCTGAGATCCGCTACTACAACAAACAGGCCGGGCTGCCATTGGTCACCACGCTGCGGCGCGAGGGTTGGACAGATGCCGAGCTGGAGGATATGGAGGCAGACCGGCAGACCGAACAGGCTGCAGCCAGCGCCCTGGGTGATAACCTGCTGGATAACTTCGAGAAGGGCGCTGAGTAGTGAACATTTACCAGCTGGCGGATAGCTTCCGCCGGCTGCTGCTGGCCAATGAGCGCCAGGCAGCCACGGCGATGGTGCGCGAATATGGCCGGGTCTGGAAGCGCATGCAGCTCCAGATCCACGATCTGTACCAGGAGATGTACCGGTCTGGGCTGAGCGATAACCTGACCTACCGCCTGATGCGCATCGATGAGCTGCGCGTGCAGGTGGAAGCGGAGATCGGTCGCTTTGCCCAGTACGCCGAGGGTGAGATCGTCGGCCAGCAGCGCCAGGCAGTAACGGACGCCCTGTCTCATTCCGAGATCCTGGTGCGAGCGCAGCTCCCGGAGGTGATGATCGGCTGGGTGCGGCTGCCGGTGGATGCCATGGAGAACCTGGTCGGCGTGCTGCAGGATGGATCGCCACTCGCCGATCTCCTGGCCGAGCTTGGTCCGGAAGCTGCCCAGCTCGTCTCGGATGGGCTTGTTCAGGGGATGGCGTTGGGGTTAGGGGCGGCCGAGATTGCCAGGGAGATCCGGGCAGGCCTGGGCGGGAACCTGGTCCGGGCGCTGCGGATTGCTCGTACAGAGACGCTGCGAGCATACCGGGAGGCGTCACGGGCAGCTTACCAGGCGAATAACGACCTGGTGGCCGGCTGGATCTGGCGCAGCGGGCGCAACCGGCGCACCTGTGCGGCGTGCTGGGCGATGGACGGGACTTTCCACACTCTGGACGAGATGCTGGATGGGCATCCGAACTGCCGCTGCTACATGGTCCCGGTGGTCAGGGGAGTCTTAAGCAGGACGCTGCGCAAGAACGGGATCGAGGCTTTCAACGATCTTGGCCAGGCTGATCAACTGGCTGTGCTGGGACCGGCGAAGTTCGCAGCCTGGCAGGATGGAGCAATCAGCCTGACCGACTTGGTCGGGAGGCGCTTCGATGCACGCTGGGGGAGCATGCGCTACGAGAAGAGCCTGAGCGATATACTCGGAAAAAGGACGGCGCGGAAGTTCTATTCAAAGCCGGGGACGTTCAAGCTGGAGACTGTGGCGCTTCCCAGAGAACCTCGCAAAGTGATTCTCAAGTACGAGAAGCAGATTTTTGGCAACCGGTTCGAGTCTGCTTATGTGGTCAATATGCAGGGGCAAACGCTGCTTTACAAGAAGGGCGAACAGTATTCGGTAAGTTTCAACGAAGATGAGCTAAAGCTGATGCAAGGCAGTATCCTGACCCACAATCACCCACGGGGTTGGGAGTATATGGAGTGGGATCCTCGCAGGCAGGGAAATTCCTTTTCTCCAGATGATATTTTCCTGGCTCACAAAGCCCAGCTAGGAGAGATGCGGGCTGTGACGCCAGTCTGGCGATACAGCATGAAACCGCCACCGGGAGGATGGGACCTTGATTTATATTTCAATAAAGTCGGCCCAGCCTTCAGAGAAGCCGAAGCGTATGTGCACAGACGATTTTTGAGGCTGGTCAATAATGGGAAGATGATCAGTGCCGAGGCTGAAGCCAGACATTTTCACGAGATTTGGAAGCGAGTTGCAAAAAAAACCGGATTAGTCTATAATCGAGTCAAATGGAAACCATAACGATCGACAAGGATTTTGAAACGCAGGTGATTTACAGTCCGATCTGTACGCGCTGCAAGCACTGGCGGCCAGATTTAGATGGCGGGCCAGAATCAATGCGCGTCTGCACTGCGTTTCCAGACGGGATACCTGTAGTGATCTGGAATGGCGAGAACGATCATACCCAGCCATATCCAGGCGATCAGGGTGTCCAGTTCGAGCTGAAGAAATTCGATTGATTTCTGGGAATATTTGAGCTATACTGTTGACAACTGAATAGGTCTATAGTCGGAGTTACCGCCCGGCGCTTTTCTCCAACCGGAGAGGCGTCGGGCGTTTTTGTTTAACTATTTTCTGGAGGCTAATATGACACCTGATACTCTGGCACTGGTGGCTGGCGTGATCCTTTCGCTGGCATTCTCGTATATCCCCAACCTGCGCACCTGGTTCGCAGAGCAAACCAAAGAATTTCAACAATTGGCGATGCTGGGCCTTATGGTCCTGGTCGCCGCAGCTACCTACGGCCTGGCGTGCGCCGGTATCCTGTCCGACCTGTTTGGTGTGTCGCTGACCTGCGACAAGATCGGCATATTGGGGCTGCTCAAGGCTCTGATATTCGCAGTCATGGCTAACCAGGCCACGTACAAGATAACACCCCAGGTCGCGGATGTGCAGCTGGCGCGGGCGGAGCGGGATGGAGCTGCTGAGCTAGGCATGGGACGCGGCTAGTCCGATGAGATTCCTGGATGTGCTACAAATAATCAATGCAGTCGCTTTTGCGGCTGCGTT